GAATCCGTAATTCACGGCCTTCGCGATCAGGTCATTGGTCAAGAACAGCTTGAGATAGGCCGGCGCGAATCGGGCCACGACATAAGAGACGCCGGCGACAGCGATGGAGACGAGCGAGGCCAGCAGCGACGAAAGCCAGACGCCCCACGGCACGACGACATCAGACGACGAAGCGGCGGCGTCGGCGGCATGGGCCGGAATCCAGCCGAACAGGACGATAAGCAACGCGAACGTCAACGACGCCCGCCACGAGAGCAGATGTTTCATGGGTTGATCCTTTCAGAAATTGTCGGTCGCGAGAAAGGCCGCGCGCCGCCCCGCCGACGCCCCGGCGCGGTTTCAGCCGGTCAGCCGACCGGGTTTTTCGCGAAATACGCCGCCCATTTTTCAGCGGCCTTGCCACGCTTGTCGGGCTGACCCGGAGCGCCGGGGCGTTCCCAAAATCGGCAAGCCGCCGCGCCGGCGTCATAGGCCGTGTTCGCCGCGACGATATGATGCAGCGCCGCCGATTCCGTGTGTTTCAATTCCCAGAGCGCCGCCTTGAGCTGGTCGGACAGCGACGGCTTCGGCGTGGCCCGAAGATCGACGCCGCAGCCGTTCTTGATGGCGAGGGCGCGGCTCTCATGCCATTGATCGATCCCGAATGCCGTATCGTGATCGCCCACGGCGTCGGGATTGAGCGACGATTCCGCATCGGCCTGGGCCAGCAGGCCACAGGCGACGGCGTTGGTGAAGCCGGCCGATCTCCAGAAATTGAAGATCGCGGCGGCGTTGGCGTAATAGGTTTTCTGGTCCATGCTCGTTCCTATAGGCTGTGAGAATTCGTCGACGATCTCACGCGGGAATTCGAGGTCGAAAGAGCCGATCACACCGCCAGCGCCGCCTTCACCCGCGCGATGAAATCCGCCTTGTCCACATGCTTGCCGGGGCAGTCGTGATGGTCGCGCAGGCATTCGCGGTGAAATTTCAGCGTCGTCGGTTCGGCCTTGAGCGCGCGGTAGATCGCCGCGACCGCCGCGACGACGTTGTCGCGCACCTTGGCGCCGTCGCCGCTGTCGAAAGCCTCGGTCGAATAATCGCCGACCATTTCGACGCCGATCGAGGTGCGGTTGAAGCAGGAGGCGTGAACGCCATCATGCTCAAGGTCGCAGGCGAGCCAGATGAAATCGGGCGCGACGAACAGATGCGGACCGGAATGCCAGCCTTCTTCGTTGCGATAATAGGCATTGAGGTTTTTCACGCGCCTGGCGCCCTGCTCAAGGCCTAATCCGAAATGGTTCCACTGCGCCAGGTTCGGCTCCGCGCTGTTGTGCAGGGTGACGAACTGAGGCCGCCAACCTTGGCGCCATGTCAGACCGCGAGCATAGGTCGAAAATTCCGTCGCGGTGAACCCGCGCGGATCGGACAGGAAGGTCATGTCGCTGCTTTCAGGAAGTTACGCGCGAATGCGTGTCACGCGAGATTGAAAGATGATCGTCCAAGATGACGCTCGCCCGGGTTGTCGAGCGTCCGCTCCATCGGAGCTCACCGCATCTTGAGCCTGATGACGGCGGCTTCCCAGTCCCACGTATTGGCGTCCGGCGGCGTGATCGTCACGTTCAGGCAACCGTTCGTCGTGTCGGCCGAAAGCTGGAGACGCGCCGACGATCCCGTTCCGGTGGAGACAGCCGGGGCCGTCGTGGCTGAGAAGGAACCCGAATAGGTGACGCTCGACGCGCCGGACCCACGGGTCAAGATATTCGGCCCGCTCGATTGCCAATCGGCGGAGGTCGCGGCTGTCGGATTGAAGCCGGACACCATGACCATGAACTGCGCGTGAGACGAGTCCGGCAGGTTCAGACAATTGGCTCCCCCCGCCGCGCCGCCGTCCGAGGTCAGGCGGATCGCGCTCGTGCTGGTCGAGCGCGCCCGCAGGACATGCTGGCAAATCTGCTGCGCGCCCGCCGACCCTGTCGTCGATCCGCTCGCGGAGCAATCTCCGCCATAGAGACCGTCATCGGAGGCGAGGTCACCGCGAAGATTGGTGAAAAATCCCGATGATGTGTGGGCGTATCCGAAGCTGGCGGCGCCGTAGCCGCCTTGCGCGTTGTTGGCGCCGCCGGTCGCCGAGTTGGTTCCGGTATTGGTGTTTCCAGACCCCCAAAGGATTTGTCCGGTCGGCTGATTGTTGGCTTGGTTGCCGTACTGCGGCGAACCGAAGACCTGAAGATTAGAGATCGTCGCGCCGGAGACCAAATCCTCGTTCGCGTCCTCCTGCACGGCGAGCGTGACGCCCGTCGAGGACCCCGACGAGGTGATGAAATGACCGCCGCCGCCATGCCAGACGCCGGAAATGTTGACGTATTGCGTTTGCGTCCCGCCATAAGGACCGATCAGCACGGGCGCCGAGCCAGCGACGAACGTGCTCGACGGGACATTCATGTTGAAGCCACCGTTGAAGATCAGCGCCGAACCGGAGCCGACCAGGCTTGTCGTGCCGTTGACGAGGTAATTATCGCCATCCGCATGAAGATTGCTGCAATTCGTGCAGACGAACGCGCCGCCGGCCGAATTCCAGTTTTGCTCGAAGTGCGAGACGGACAGACCGAACGCATAGATGCCGCTCAGATTGCCGTCGATGTCGTTGTGCCTGATCTTGTGCGATGTGCCGTAGCCGTTGCCGTCGATGTAGAACGCGTAATTATTGTTGAAGATCACATTGGCGGTGAAGTAAGCGCCACCCGTATAACCCCACGTTTCCACGCCGGCGTTGACGGCGCCCTGAATATAATTGTCCGGGCCGACGAATATATCGGAGACCGGCGCCCCCGAATTCGGCGCATACAAGAAAACGTTGTCGTGCTCCGCATTGAAAATCTGGCTGTTTTCGACCCAGATTTGATTCGGGTTGGTGGCGGCGCCTTCGATCTTGACGCCATCCCAGAACTTCCCGCTGGGACCTGATGTGACGAGGTCGTCCTTGACCCAGACGAAATAACAATCCACCAGATGGATCATCGCCGGCCCGGTCCAAACCAGCTTGACCGACGCGCCCGTACCGGACCCGCCCGCGACCGCGACAGCTGGCTGGACGGTCGGCGTCAGGGTCGGCGGCGCGGCCTTGGTATACGCGCCGGGCGTCTGAACCGACAGGCCGGTAATCGCTCCAGAAGAAACGGACGTGACCGTGAGGACCGCAGCCGTGGTGAAAGTCCCGCCCGAAAGCGTCAGCGTGTCGCCCACCACATAGCCAGACCCGCCGGCGACCGGATAAGCGGCGGCGACCGAACCGATCGCGTTTTGCGCGCGCGGGAGACCCACGTTCTGGATCGTGATCTGACCTGCGGTTCCGCAGCGTATGCCGTCAAGAAGGCCGGTCGGGTCGTCCTGAACGAGCATGGACGTATAGCGATTGGCGCCGACAATCGACACTTTCGAGCCGCATGTCAGCGACGAGTACCGATAGAAACCGTTGGGCGCGAGCGCCATTTGCGACGCGCCGGAATTGAGCGCGTTTTGCAGGGGCGTTGTGTTGTCCGTCCCCGTCGCGCTCGCCTGCGCGCCATCATCGCCCGCCGCGCCCCACCATTCCGGGAAAACCGCCGTCTGCCGCGTGTTGTTCCAGAAACTCGGCGTGCAACCGGAGGTGAAAATCTGATTGCGCGGCGCTGTCACCGTGCTGGTGAACGCCACATTCGCGCCCGAACAGGTCAGCACGGCGCCCGACTCGAAAATCACCGGAACGGAGATCGTAAGCACCGGTCCGCTCGTGTAGGAATAGGCGCCTGGCGGCAGCCGCAGGACCTTGCCGGCGCTCGTCGCCTGCGTCACGGCGCCCTGGAATGTCGTGAAGTCCAGCGCGTTGATTTCATCGGCGGCGCGCGCCGCCAACGTGCGCGGCACGTTCGATCCCGTCCCCGTGATCGTCAGCGCGGAGGCGTCGCTGATTGGCGCGGACTGTCCGCCCGGCACCGCCGATGCCGACAAAACGGACGCCAACAACGTGATGACGGGCAGAATGAAGCTGATACAAAAACGCGACATTTCGACCCTCATTTCAAGTTGAAATAGCTTGCCGCAGCCGTGGTCCCGGCTGCGACGATCTGAACCACCGCGAACGGAAACGTCTGCCAGCCTGGAGCGACGGGCAAGGTGACGGACGAACCGTCGGAGAGTTGCAGTTGCACATTGCCTGCGGTCGAGCAGAGAACGCCAAGCGATCGTTGCGCCGCATAGACGGTTCCGGCCGACAGGGCGACAACGCCCGCAAACGGAGCGCTCTGGATGTCCGAGACCGGCTGATTGGCGGGCAAATTGGCGACATTGACCGAGCCGATCGTGTTGGCGCCGGCGGGAAGACTGGGGAGACTGGATACGCCGACAGTTTGACCCGACCACGATACCGGTTGTGTCGATGGGAAATTCGTGACGTGCGCGAGGGCGCCGCCGTCGGCGTTGAGGACAGGCTGGCTGGCCGCAGTCGCGGCGCCGGCGGGCAGCGGCAGCGACGTCGCGCTGATCGGCTGCGTCGCGGGAGGATTGGCGACGGAAACCAACCACGCGCCCGATTGCGTGGCCGCCACGCTCTGCCCTGCCCAGGATACGGACAGTGTGCCGGAGAGTTTCGACCAGATGGCGGAGAGCCAGCCCGTCGACCCCGAACCGCCTGTCGGCAGCGTCGCTCCCGTGATGGCCGCGCCGCCGTCGTTCGACGTCACGACGCCGGCGACCGTCTGGGTCGAAGGAAAATTGGTGATATGCGCGAGGGCGCCGCCATCGGCGTTCAGGACCGGCTGGCTGGCCGCAGTCGCGGAACTTTGCCCGTCGTCGTAGAAGGCGATGACGCGATCGCTCGCGCCTTGAGCGGAAGTATTGGCCTGGAGGGTGAGGACCGATCCGGAAATGGAAGCGATCCCCAACCCACTCGAGATCGGGTCGTAGATGACGGCGCGCGCCGAGGAATTGACGATGGCGAGCAAGCGTGCGGGAACAAAACCGGCGACGTTGGAAAAGTCGACTGTTCTCGCGGTTGGATTGAAGGCGGCGGGAATGAGAACCTGCTTCATGACGGTCAACCGTAAATGAGAGCTGAAATGAGGCTCGACGACGACGAGGCCCCGGACGCGGCCTGCACGGCCGCCTGCGAAGCCGCCTGCGCCGAAGCTTGCGCCGCGCTCTGCGCGCTCTGCGCATTCGCCAGCACCGCCGTCAGCGACAAGGGCAGAGCCGCGAGCGTTTCGGCCTCGCCTTCCACCGCGACGGTGTCCGTCAGCGCAGGACCGCCCCCCGCGCCCGACTGCGATGCGGTCCGCGTGACGCCCTGCGAGAACAGCAGCCAGCCGGCGAACAGCGGAACGATGGCGCCGCTGGTCAATTCCAGTCGACAGTCATAGACGAGACGGGCCGGCATTTGCGCCATGTCGGATTCCGGCGCGGAAAAGACGCAAAAGCCCGTCGATGTGTTGAAGGCGGCGACGCCGCCCTGGATGTTGCTCGAACACCACTCGTAAACGGGCGGATCGGCCGATACGGCCGTCAGACGCGCCTGCATGCGGATGGTCGAGGCGGCGACGTCATAGACGCCCGACAAACTTGAGAGGTCGCGCGTCAATCTGAAGCTGACATTGGTCGATGCGCGAAGATTATAGGTCGTGGTCATTGCGACACCTGCATGGCCCGGCACGATTGCAGACGGATGGTCGCGGACACCGGATCGCCCGCGGCATAGGTCACGTAGAAGGAGATTTGCGACGTGACGGTTCCCGAGCCTTCCACCGCGGCCGCCGGCGTCAATTCATCCAGCGTCAGGACATTGCCGAGGCTCGTGCTCGTCACGCCGGGGGCGCCGCTCGCGATGCTGGCGTCGCTGAATTCAACGGAACTTCCGCCCTGCCGGGCCGCCCAGAGGGTGGCGATGTTGGAGGCGAGGCCAGGCGGCGAGAATGTTCCCGTCGTCTGATCGTAATATTTCACGGCGATGCTTTCCACGCCGTACAAATGGCCGTTCGGACCGGCAGAAACCTTCACGCGGCAAATCGCGCGATGAGACTGGCCCGCCGAAAAGGTCGCGGCGATCGACGACTGGATCAGCTGGGACAGCGTGATCTGCACGCCGGTTCCGGCATAGCCCTGCAATTGCACGACGAAGTCGTCATTGCCGTCGCCGAAGGGATTTTGCTCCACGCCATAGGAGAGGCCCATGACTCCCTGGGACAGCGCCGTGGCGGTTCCCGAGTCGGCGGCCAGGGTCCAGCCATAGGGCGCGCCCTTGACGACCGTCGCGCCGATTCCGGAGCCGGATGGCGTTCCCGTGTTGGCGAGCGGCGAAGCCGTGTTGGTCTGCAAGGAATAGATATTGCCGCCGCTGATGCTGTCGCCGATGAACGAGCCCGGGCTGGCGTTGTCGTTCTGGACGAACGCCCAGTTGGAGGTCGAGCCCGTCATGATCACGGGGGAGGCCGCCGACATCTGAACCAGGCCGTTGGCCGCGTCCACGCATACGACCGTCAAGCCATTCAGCGCCGATTGGGTCGCGTTGGCGAAAAAGAGTTTCGACCCGGTCTTGAAGATCGACTGGGCGGTCGCCTGCGGGATCGCCGTCAATGCCGTTCCGCCGACATAGACGGAGGACAGGTAGTCATTTTTGGTGGTCGCCGGGCAGGTCGACGTCTGCGTCGCCGTCGAGGTCGTGCTCACCCCGTAGAAGAAGTAATTCTGCGCGGTCGCCGGTGTGAACGGCCGGCTCGTCGGAATGGCCGATGTCAGGTTCGCCGCCTGCAACATCGCGTTGGCGACCACTGCGCCACCATAGGGCGAGGGGTGAAGGCCGTCGATCGATGTGTACGGCAGATTGAAATAATTATTGCTCCCCGACACGGCGGCCGCGTCGAGTTCCGCGCTCCAGGTCGAGGCGACATGAACCCAGGGATAGAGTCCGGGGCATTGCGCGCCGGAGACGCCGGGATAGTTCGTCCCGGAAATCGGATCGGTCCACGATCCGCAGGATGTCGCGTTCAGCCAGTCATGGATCGTCGTCAGATAGGTGGAGCCGGCGGGATTGTTGTTCGTCTTCCAGCGATAATAGATCGCGATCTTCTTGCCCGCGTCGGCGCTGTTGAATGTGTAGACGCCGTTGCTCACCGCGTACTGCCCCTGGGCGGGCGCGGAGGCCGTCGCCGTCAAGGCGACGCCGTCGCTGGCGCCTGCGCTGAAGGTCGCGCTCGAAGCGGTCGTCCCGCAGGAATAGGCATTCGCCGGCGTCCCGGTGGTCGTCGATCCGCAGGGGGCGTAGAACACCTGCTGCGTGTCCCAATAATTCGCCGCGTTGGCGACAGTCGCCGTGTAAGGCGAGGCGCTCGGGACGGTCCAGACTTCCGGCGCGCCGAGCGTGTTGGCATTGGCGCGGGAATAGCCTTCGGCCAGTCCGCGCGCCAGTTCGTCGCCGACCACGACGATCTTGTTGGCCGCTGTTGGACCGAACGCGTTGAAAATCGCCTGAAGATCGGAGATGGCGTTGAGCGCGCCGCGATTGCCGTCATTTGTGCCCGCCAACAGAAAGACCACCTGCGCGGGATCGTTGACGATGGAATAGGCGCCGCCGTAATAGGTCCCGCCGTTCACCTTGTTGGTGTCGACATCCGTGATGGAGGCGCCGGCGGCGCTTGTCGTGTTGAAGGGCGCGTAGGCGGCGAAAGCCGAAGCCGTCGCCGGATGGGCGAAGGCGACCGCGGCGCCCGAGGCGGCCGAAGCGATGATGCAGTTGGCGGGAACGACGACATTCAACGCCACGCTGTCGTATGAGGCGATCTGGCAACCGAAATTGGTCGTGTTGGCTATGGTGATGTAGTCGCCGGCTGAGGGGGCGCCGCTCACGCCTGTCAGGGTGATCGTCAGCGGCGATCCCGGATTCGGCGCGAGCGCCGCGCTCGTCGTCGCGCTGGCGCCGTTGAAGCAGGCGTAACCGATGGTCGAGGCGTCGTTGCAATATTGCGTCGTGGAATTCAGACGTCCCGCTATTCCGGCCGTGGTCTGCGCGCCGACGCCGTAATTCCAGCCGGTTTCGGCCAGATATAGATTGCCGGACAGGGGAAAGATCCAACCGGCGTAGCCGTTCGAATAGTCGGTCGCGACGGTGAAGGTGCTGCCCGACCACGGAGGGAACGCCGCTGAATTGGCGGTGCGCGAGTCGCCGAAGGCGGCCACGTAATTGTTTACCAATGCCGGCTGGAAATAGGCCTTGCCCGGTCCAATGAAACGCGCTCCGCCGCCAAGGATTTGAACCCCGCCCGCGTTGTAGAGGCGCTGAGCGGCGAACAGCGGCGGCTTGTCCCGTTGCCGCGCGTCGGCGAGTTGCGACGAAGCCAGCGTCAGAGCCACGGCCCACAGTCGAACGAAGCGCATCAGTAAACCTCAAGGAACGAAACGGTCTCAGTCCCGGAGGCCGCGACCGCATAGATGGCGGCGGCGCCCGTGATGGTGATGCCCTGGCCCTGAACGCCCGCCAGCAACAGGCCGGTCGCGGCGGTCACGGAAGGACCGCCGATATAGACGGCGGTCGTCGCGTGATTGGCGATGGTGACCTCCTTGCGTCCGGCGCGGGCCGCGACGATCTGGGTCGCCGATGTCGCGACGCTGATCTGCCCGGTGTTGATGTTGGAATAGGTTTCGGTCGTCGGAACGGGATTGCCCTGGCTGACGGAGGCGCCGCCGATGTCGAGATTCACCGCGCCGATGACGTTGGCGCCTGTGGGAATCGCGCTGCCGAGCGTGACAGTGGGCGCCGCCGCGAAGGCCGGCAGAGTTCCGCTGAGCGAAACGCTTTGGCCCGACCAAGTCACGGTTTGCGACGAGGGGAAATTGGCGACGGACACAGAACCGATGACGCTCAGCGTTCCCGACAGTTTGGACCAGATCGCCGACAGCCAGCCGGTGAGCCCCGAACCGCCGGCGGGCATGGACGCCCCAGTGATCGCGGCGCCGCTGTCGGTGGTGACGACGGGCAAGGGACTTGAGGCGCTGACGCCGGACAGAGTGCCGAGCGCGTTGGTGAAGCCGATCTCGGTCGCGCTGGTCGGCGACGCCGCGCCCGTGACGCCGACGCTGGCGTTCGATCCGCCGGCGCCTCCTCCACCGAAGCTCGTGATCTTGTCGCCTGCGCCATCTTCGATCACGACGCCGCGTGTTACAGACCCGTCTGGATTCTTCCAGTCCATGAAACTCTCCGCAATGCGTTGGCGCAAAATGTTGCGCGGGCCGGTTCAGAGCGTGGCGGCCAGTGTGAACAGGGCATCGAGGGCGGAGCCGGCCTCGTTCATGGCGCTGGCGGGCGCCGCGACAATTGTGCTCGACCTCTCGAAAGTCTGATCGCCCAGCACCGCCATCCGCGCGGAAAACTGTGCGGCGCTCGGCAGGGCGGCGATGGCGGATGCGAGGCTTGCCGGAATGACGCCGGTGGAGAGCGGGGCCAGCGCCTCGGGTGCGCCGATCAAGCCGTTTTGCGCGGCGGCCTGGAAAAACTGGCCCCGGCCGCCCTCCCGCAGGATTGGCGCGGCCGACGCTGTGAACGGCGTCGGCGTGTCGCTCACAGCGCGCCACGCCCGCTATGCTGGCCAGTCCACATTGCCGGGATCGGGCGGGATGTACGCGCCGTCAGAGCGGATGACTTCCTGCGCGCTGGCGGCGAGCGTGCTACTTTTGAGAGCATATTGAATAGCTTAAAGCTCCGCCTGCAATACACCTGAAAATGTGATCGCCGCTCCTACTGACCAGCTTCCTGAAGAGTTATAAATCTGTGCGGAGCCGGTACTCAGCATATTGATTGCCGGTGTTCCAGCAGAACCACTCGTAGAAGCAAATGACGCACCGGGGGTCATAGCTGGAACGCTGCGCATCTGCACAGGAAAGTAAACGACGCTTCCCGTGATGGTGCCTGTGGTCGCGGCGCCTATAAATTGGCTGCTGAACGCGACGCAATACCTCTGGCACAACGCTATCTCGAAGTTGATCGGGCGGCGTTCGAAAACGGTCGCCACGCTTCCCGGCTCGAACTGCGGGCGCAGGATCGCGCCGGTCGAGAATTCGACGTTGGTCTGGGTCGCAGCGCTGAGTCCCGTGACGGCGAACGGCGCGCTCGCATATGCGCCTGTACCTGAATAACCCGAGCCTTGCCAGACGCGCGCCTGGGCGGCGCCGGCCTGTGAAAGCATGTAGGCGCCGCCTTCGATCATCGAACTCTCGATGGGCAGGATCAACGACCCGGCCGATACCGTGATGGTCGTATCGAGCCCGCTGGCTGCGAAAGTGTAGGTCGCCCCTGCCGCGCCGGCGCGTACGCCGTCGTGGCCGTAGGCGCCGGCCACCAGCGTGACGGTTCCAGAGACGTTTCTTTGGTTGATCGCGAAGGCGGCGTTGCGCAGCCGGTTGCGGAAGCCCACCGCCTCGCCCGAGGCGATGCCTTGCGGAAAGCTGGGCTGCCCTGTCGACGCGTTGATGTCGAGCGCTTCCAACCACGTCGAACCGTTGGCCGAAACCTTGAAATGAAAATTGTCGTCACCGGCGAGGCCGACTTGCGCGCGTCCCGAAAATCCGTCCTGGAACAGGATTGAAGCGGTATTTCCCGCAGTGGCCTTGTTGACCGTGACATTGAAGCTGACGCCGTTGAACAGCGCCGAGGAGCCGTAAACGGAAAGCGCGTTGTTGGGATCGGACGGCGCGCCCACGCCGATGTTAGGAAGGTTCGACCCGGCTTGAGCGACAATCGTCCATCTTCCAAAGGGGCTTGCGGCGCCATTGCCTTGAAGAACCAGGTAGCCATAGGCCGAGTTGATCGCGGCGTTGGCGGCGCCATTGATCAGATCCGACCCGTTCGGGATTAGATTGATCGTTTTCGATGTGGTGGCGGCGCCGCTTTCGTCCATGATCAGCAGCGCCGCACCCGTGGGAAACGCCGAGACCGCAGGCAGAGTCACGCTGCGCGCCGCCGTGATCAGCGTGTAGGCGACGGCGCGATCGGTAATCAGCGCCGTGTAGTTCATGTCCACGACCGCTGTTCGCGACGCGCTGGCGACCTCGGACAATTTCGCCGCCGCCCAGCCTCCCGGCGTGACGCCATCGTGAACGGTGACGCGATTGTTGGTCAAATCGACGATCAACTCGCCCTGCGCGCCTGCATAGGCCGCGACATTCGTCGCCGTGTCGCGACGGCGTTTCAATTGAATGGACATCTGTTTCCCTTGAAAGTCGCGCCTTGCGCGGAATGCGGCGATCAGGCGGACACGGTTCCGAGATCGATGACCTTGGCGACCGGCCCGGCGAGCGTTCCGAAATCGTCGGCTTCCGCGATGGTCTCCGTGACGAGTCCGAAATCCAGGGGAAGGCCGACCGCCAGCGCCGCCGCCACCGGGCCGATGGCGCCGGCGCCCTGAACCGTATGGGTGTAGGCGACGCAAGTGGAAAGGTCTTGCAGGCCGCCGCCGAAGATGTTGTAGCTCTGAAACTTCAGCGTGACGGTCTGTCCGATCTGAACGGTGGACATATCGTAGCGCAGAATCGCGGAGTCCAGCATGCAGAAGCCGGCGCCGGCCGCATGCGCGCTTGCTGGCGTCGCGCCAAGACCCCGGTAGAGTCCGGCGAGATTGTATTGATTTCTCGCGGTCAGAGTCCCCGTCGTGTAGCTGAGATATTCGCCGTCGATGACGCAAAGCGTGACCGCGGCGGCCGCCGTGGCGGCGGAAACGGAATCGAGGACTCCGCCGCTCTGCGACAAGTCGACGTTCAGGACATTCGCCGTGTCCGGGTTGGCGCCGGAAAACGCCGTGACGGAAGAAAGCAGGACGCCCTGGACGGCGGACGCCGTGATGCGGGCGACCTGTGAAAAGGACGTTCCGTCGAGCGACGCCCAGACGACGCATCCGCCCCAGTTGGGATCGCCGTTCTGACCGCTGGCGCCGATCCACAATTGGACGACGCCTCCCGTGAAACTCGGCGGCGGTTCGATGATGAGCGGCGTATTGATCGGCGACGCCGCGACATTGGCGTTGGGCGCGCCATTCGTCCTGGGCTGCGTCGGATATCGGGTCGCCGTGGCGACCCCTTGCGGAAATTCTTCGGCGGTGACTGTGAGCGCGCCTTCGGAGTCTTCTTCGATTTCGACGATCCGCACCACGGTCCCGGTCAGTCCCAGCGCGGTGTCGGTCAGCGTCACCAGATCCATGGGATCGAGCAGGCAGAACTCCATCGAGAGCTTGAAGCTGTAAGTGTTGCGAATGTAGAGACTGCGTTGCAGGATGAGTTGCGCGGAGGTCTGCGCGGTGAGCAGGTCGCAGATCTCGTGTGCGGCGATGGTCGAACCGATGCGTCGGCCGAAACGGTTGATGGCCGCCTGGTCGAAGGCGACGATCGGACCCGTGTTGTAGGAGTCGGAGCGCGCCTGGATTTCGATCGCCTGCTGATTGTAAGCCGCGTAGGGATCGGAGCGCGTGATCTTGACGGGGTCCTCGCCTTCGACGTGAAGGAAATCTTCGTCCGACAGATCGAAAATCGGCGTCAGATTGGGTGTCCAGGTCTTCTGCGCCATCGCGGAGCCGCCAGTGACAGCGCTGTCGCCATAGGGAATGATTTTGAGCAGGCCGCCCGACCAGACTGCGGTCGCATTGGTGAGTTGCAGCCAACGCGAGAGAATCGACGAGGCGGTCTCCGTCATGTTGAGGGCCGGGCTGATGGCGAGCGTGTTCGCCCAGCACCAGGTCTGGTAGGAGCTGTCGCCGGAATTCGCGTAAAGCGAGGTCGCGTCGATCGAGGCCGCGGGAAAGCCGACGCCATATTGCGGATTGGTGAGGAAGTCGGAGATCACTTGCGCGGGGTCCGCGTCGATTCCGTTGACGCCGGTTCCGTAAAGAACGCCCTTCACTTCGAAATTGCTGTCGCCGACGCTCGCCGAGGCGCCGAGATTGTAATTGGCGCTGGCGACATAGGCGACGCCCGGATAGGTGAGCGCCTGAGCGGGAAACGCCGTCGCGAGATAGGACCACACGCTCTGCGGCGACGCGCCGCCGAAGAAGCTGAGGTTGAGCGCGATCAGGTCGGTGGTGGTGTTGGAGGTTTGCCAGACCTGCCCAATTCCAGCGATCGGACCTTCGCAGACGCCCATCATGATCGAGCATGAATAAGTGTAGCTGGTGGCCGCGCCGCCCTTGCCGCCCTTGCCTCCGGCGCGCTGCGGGATGGCCTTGAAATTGCCGTACCAGAAACAGTTCGGCGCGAGCACGTTGGCGCCGTAGACGATCGGCACGGGCACACAGCTCGATGTCGTCTGGACCTGAAGGCCCGAATATTTGGTGATCTGGGTGTTGATGTTTCCGGCGCCGAGAAAGCCCATGGTTTCGCCTTCAGTCCTTTTGAAAACGCATATTCTTTTCCGCAAGACCGGCGTCCACTCTTGCGGGATAGGCTTTAAGTTCCGCGCCAGATCGAGAAATAGGCGAGCTTGCGCCGCCGATCCGTCAGAACGGGATTTTGCGTCATCCTTTCCTCGACGACGCAGCCCGCGTCGTGTGAGGCGTGGACGATCGCGACTGGATCGGTCTGCGTCACGATGCCGGCGTGCGAATAGCTGCGGCCATAGCGCAACAGAGCGATGTCGCCGGGCCGCGGCTCGCCGGTCGGCGCGCAGCGGTGCTGGAAAAAATCGAGGTATTTCTCGTCGTCGCGATGGATCATCCAGTCGGGGGCATAGGGACGAGGATCGAAGGGCGGCGTGAGGCCGAGATCGACGAAGACGCGCACGATAAGCATGCCGCAATCGACGCCGACGCCGCGCAAGTCGGCGCAGTGCCGGTAGGGCGTGAGCATCCATTTACGCGCCTCGGCGACCACGGCCGCGCGTTGTTCGGCCTCGGTCACGAGAGAGCCTCCTACTTGCCGCCCTTGACGCCACCGGTGGTGACCGAAGAAAGCGGGCCGGTCATGATCTGCGGCGGCGGCACGAACGGGAAGCCGCGAAACTGGCTGAGATTGTTGAAGCGGCTCTGGCAGGTCGCCATGGTGTGGTCGCAGCCGTAGGTCGCGACAAAAGTGTCGCCCGCCGCGGGCGCATTCGGCAGCGGATAGGCGAGAACCAGGCTTCCGGCGCTCACGGCCTTGATCGTCACATCGGCGCCGGTGTTGGCGCCCGACGTGAAGGCGACCGTGCCTTGCTGATAATCGGCTGTCGCCGCGCTCCAGACGATGACGCTTTGCGTGGACCCGGCGCCGACCGCGCCGGCGGTCGAATAGGTTCCCGCCGCAAGGCCGCATTGCGCGTCGAACAACACGTGCTGGCAATCGGCCTGGTAAACGTTGCGCGGCATGTCGATGTCGAGCAGAACGAGATCGGAGGCGACCGTGACCTGGGCGCTCGTCCGGCCGATTGAGTCGATCTGGGCCACGCGGCCCTTGAACAAAATCACCGACCCGATTGGCGTGTTCCAGTCGCTGAAGAAGACTTTCTCGCGCTGGATTTCGGCGCCGTCGAGCACGCCCTGCTGCACGGCTTGCAAGAACGGAATGTCGCCGATCGTATCCGTCGCCCGCGCGAAAAACATCACCTGCTGGCTGTCGACGTTGACTCCGCAGCTCGCCTTGTATTTCAGGCCGGAGATCAGGACCGAATTGGCGAAATAGGTGAAGCCGTTGAGCGCCACGGGGATGTCGAGGTCGGTATAGGTCAGGATGGTTCCCGTCGACAGCCAGATGGTGAAGCATTCGGCGGTGAGCAGCGGCGCGTCCGAGCTTGGACGCAAGGCGTTGAGATAGGCGACGAGCGCGGCGGGAGCGGGTTTCATTCAGCGCACCTGACGAAATTTCAGGCCGTCGATCTTCCAGAGACCGGAGGCGAAATTCTCAAATTCGGCCGTGTCTTCCAGGAACCGGCATTGGAAGGCGTAAGAGAAGCTGGCGACGATGTTCGCGCCGCTGGCTGGCGCCGTCGTGAATTGGATGATGTTCGGCGCCGTCAGCGTGTAGGCCGTGGTGGACGCGCCGGCGACGGTGACATTGGCGATCGTAGTGACGTAACTCGCCGGCTCGTAATAGCCGCCGAGGCCGCGGCCGAGCACGAAGCCTGTCGTCGCGCCGTCGCCTGTGGCGATGGTCTGGCTCGTGACCGCGTTGTCGGTTTGATCGACATAGAGGAAGGTTCCCTGCTGTCCGCCGCAGGACATCCAAAAGCCCATCAGCGCCTGGAGGGATTGCGCCTGGAGACCGACGTTGGCGCCAGTGGAATCCAGCGCGTCGAAGGCGAGTTCGAACTGGTAGAGCGCGTGGGCGTAAAAGGGCGCGCGCACTTCGCGTCCCGATGAATGTGTGGCGACGCGGGTCGAGAAGGTCGGGGTTTTCTTGATGCTCCAGCCCTGGCCGGGGAGCGTCGGAAAGATGGGAAGACTCACGCGCGCACCGTTTCGAGTTTGAGGCTTTTCGTTTGCCAGAAGTTCGCCATGAACTGCTCCAGATCCACGTCGTCCTCGCTGAAGCGCGCGAGATGCGCGGCGGTGAAATCGATGGTCAGGATGGCGCCGGCGGGCGGAGCGCTGGCGAAAGTGATCGTCGCCGGCAGGATCGACAGCGTGAAGGCGGTCGGGGGCAGCGCGGCGCTGTTGAGATAGACAGTGGGAGCGCCGATGAGCGCCTGGACGGTTTCGACAAAACCGCCGAACAGGCGCGTCAGGACGAAGCGCGTGGCAGCGCCGTCGCCCTCGCCGAGACTTGCGCCCTGGCATTGTCCGAGGCCGTCGGGCGGCGCGAACAGGAACGGCTGCGCCTGACCGGCGTGGCTGGCGACAAAGGCCAGCACCTGCTGCATTTCGGCGTGGGCTGTGTCGCCGCGCAAGAGATTGAAATCGAGCTCGATGTCGTAGAGCGGATTGGCGCGCAGCGACGCGCGCACTTCCCGGCCCGATGTGTGCGTGTGCGCGCGGGTCAGAAAACGGGGGCGGTATGTCGCGCGCCAGCCTTGTCCCGCGAGCGTTGGGAAAACGGCGAAAGTTCCGGCGGCGGGCGGCGCATCCGGCGCCGGCGCCGGCGTGGATGGACCCTTCCCCGCGATCCAGTTGCCCGTCGCCCAGTTTCCGCCGTCGCCCCAGGCGCTCGTGTCGAGCGGAAAGACGGGAAAGGGACGCGCGTCCCAGTTCCAGGCGCAGCAGAACGGCGTCAGGATCATCGGGACGCCGGAGGGCGAAGCCGCGTTGTTGGCGCTCCAGTGGTCGTGGATGGATTGGAGGGCGAGGTCGGCGAGCGCGTCGTCGCGCAATGGCGACCAGCCCATTCCGATCGAGCCTGTCCACAGCGACCAGAACGGCGTGGCGCTCTCGGTGGATTTCGCGTCGTAGAAAACATTCGGCTGGTTGGTGCAGCGGTCGACGCTGGCGAAGCCATATTCGGCGAAGATGATCGGCTTGGATTGCGGCGCCCAGGCTGTGGCCGGGCCATGCGGACTCCAGCCGGTTCCGTCGCCATTGTCGTAGATGGCGGCGTGCTGGTTGTTCCACCACCAGCGCAGTCCTTTTCGCGTCAGCAATTGCTGATCGGCGGCAAAGGGATGGCGGGTTTGCGTCACGCGGTCGCCGAGCGGCAGCGTGCAGCGCTGGTCGGCGCCGAGCGGATCGAGGCCGACGCCGCCGCTGGCGCTGTTGTTGTAATACCAGTTGTAGCCTTCGCCGCCCTCGATATTGGCCTTGAGGTAATCGGCGTTGCGCAGCATGGGCTGGCCGGCGAGGCCGAGGCCGTTCATCGTGCCTGATGTCGGCGGCCAGGTTTCGGGCGCGGGTGCGCTCCAGTTCTGGCAATCGAGTCCGCCGTCGCCGAGGGTCCAGTCGGACAGCGGCAGGTAATTGTCGAAGGCGACGAGATCGATGTTTTGGGACGCGAACAGGGAGTCGAGATGCGGCCACTGGCCGTTCGCGCCCGGGTGCCGCCAGCCGTTCCAGCTCGACCAGTCCGGCGCATAGGCGATCAGGTTCTTGGCGTTGGTCGTGTCGCGGGTGAGGCCGGCGGCGTCGAATGTGGCGCGTACATCGGCCGCGAGCTGGATCAGGCCGGCGACGAAGGGATAATCCCATTGCGCGCGGCCGTTGGCGTCCACCGTTCCGGCCGGCGTCCAGTTGGGACCGCGCAGTATTTCGAGGCCGCGAAATTCCGAGCCGAGCAGGAACAGATCGACGCCGCCCGCGACGACGCAGAGATTCGCGTAGTGCAGGATGAAACGGCGATAGCTGTAGTCGGTCGGCGCTCCGGAATAGGCGACGGTGAGATTGACGGCGTCGCGGGTGAACTGCGAGGGGGTCGCGGCGCCGAGGAATGTGTTGACGGTCGCTGTCGTCGTCGCCGTGAGATCGGTCGCGAGACTTATGCGGCCTCGCCACGGTTTCCCCGGCGCGTCCATCAGCACGAAGGGATAGAACACCACGCGGTAACCTCGCGTGCGTAAATCTCGTATGCAGCGCACGATGCTCTGGTCCGAGGGCGTGCCGCCGTAGGTCGCGGCGCCGTTGTCGGTCGAGATCGGGATGAGGCCGGACGAGGTTTGCGTCAGGCCGGAGACCTGCCAGTCGGCGCCGGTCCAGGCGCCGTTGGCGAGTGTCTGGAACGCGCCGCCGATGAAGTTGGTCGATGGATAGATCCGGCACGTCGTGGCGTCGGTCGAATTGCCGAACCAGGCGCAGACCAGGGCGACCGTCTGGCACTCCGGATGCGCTTCCTGAAGTTGATCGAGCGCGTAGGAATAGTCGGTCTTCGTCCCGCCGGGCGCGAAATAGCAATTGATCGGCGAGAAGAATGTCGCCGTGGATTTCTTGCCCTGGGCGGGAAGCGTGTCGTAAGTGAACTCGCCCGTCGCCGGCAGCAGGCAAACGCCGAACAGCTGCGCCATGATGCTATTGCGCCAATCGACGCAGGCCGAGATGGTCGCCGTTGCGCAAAGCCTGGTTCATCGCCTTCATGATCTGCCGCGAATTGGCGCCCAGCCAGTTCTTCACCGAGGCGACGTCCATGGCGGAGACATTGAGGTGGACATGCGTGTCGCCCGCCCCTTGTGGCTGCGCGCCGCCATTCGCCTGATGGCTCAACATGGAGCGGAAGGCGCCCGCTTCGGCGGCGGGCATGACGAGTTCGTTCTGGTGCACCATGGCGAGCTGGTTCTGCGGGATCGACCAGGCGCCGATGTCGAAGGCCGCGACCGACATGACCGCGCCTTGCGCGGCGGCGGCGGGGCCGGCGGCGGCGGGACCCATGATCGGCGACAGGAAGCCGAACACGCCGGCGAAGGCCTCCGACGCCGAAGCCGTGATGCTGTGCAGCACCGAGGAGAATAGAGTGGCCTCGCCCGCGGCGGCTTCGCCCGCGGCTATGCCTGTGCGTGCGGCGGCGCCGGCGCTGGCGGCGGCCGTCTTCTGACCTTCGCTGGCGACGGAGAGCGTGGCCAGCGCGAGCTGTTTCTTCGCCCAGTCCGCGACGATGTCGACACCCATCTTGACGAATTGAGAGACGACCGCCTGTTTCAGCGCGCTCAGGGTCTGCTGGAGGTTTTTCGTTCCCATGATCATGCCGGTCATCGAGGACGAGAAGGACGAGGACATGGAATCGATCATGCGGTCCATCGGCGCGACCATTTGCTCGACCGATTGCAGCATGATCCGCTGGCTGTCCGACGCGTATTTCTGGTCGAGTTGCAACATGCGGTTGAGCACCCCCTGGCGCTGCGGCAAGCGAAGATTGTCGAGCTGCAACTCCTTCTGCAACAGCGCGCTCTCGGAGGCGTATTCGGCGTCGAGCGCCGATTGAGTGGCGGCGAGCCGCTCGCCGGCGCTCATGATCTTGAGCTTGGTCAACTCGGTATAGAGCGCCTGCTTTTGCGCGAGCGCGCCGCGCTCGGCGGCGACCTCGCCGCTGATCGCGACAAGGCTCGCGCGCGAAACCTCCTGTTGCGAGGCGCCGGAGGCGCGCGCCATGTCGTTGATCTTCGCCAGCGCGGCGGAGGCGCCGGCGCCGAAAGCGGCGAAGCTCTGTTGCGACTTTTCGACCGCCGCCGAGACCTGGCCCACGCCCGACGGCAATTGCTGAAGGGCGGCCGAGACGCTCGCGACGCCATCGAGAAAACCGGAGGCGTCGGCGCCGAAGGTGATCGAAACGTTTGAATCCGCCATGCTTGTCTCGTTCTAAAAGCGGCCTGATGGAAACAGGGCGCGCAGCGCGCCGGACGAATCCGTTTCAGGCCTTTTGTGTGGGCGCCACACGCCCATGCCCGAGGCGATCGCCGCCAGCAGGGCGGCCGGCGGCGGGTGTTCAAGCCAATAGGCGTTGCGGGCGAGAATGCGCGCGAAGGTGAGTTCGCTTTCCAGCGCGTCGGTCCAGGCTTCGCCGGACATCTGGCAGTAATGGGCGACGATCCGGTCGAAATCCGGAGCGCCCTCGCCTACTCCCCCGGCGTTGCAGCCTCGGCTGGCGCGAACAGGCCGGTCTGCCTCGCGATTGTCGCGAGGGCGGCGGCGAGATCGGCGAAGCCGGCTTCGAGATCGAGCAGATCGTCGCGCGTGAAATCGGGATAGGCGCGGGTGAGGCCGGCATGGACGACATCGATCATCAGGTCGAGATCGTCCTGGTCGAGCAGGGCCGCGCCGAGCGGGTCGCCGGCGCCGATGCGCGTTTGAATCGCGTTGAGGCGCGGCAGCAGCTTCAGCAATCCGGGCACGACAATGCGCGCCTGGCGCAGGGACAGCGCAGGAACGAAAAATTCGCGGCCGCCCAGAGCCGCCACGGGCGCCTTGGCGCAATCGATTTTTGGATCAATCCGCATGTCAGATCGCCGTGTTGATTTCGCCGATCGCGTTCGCAGCGTTGGCGAAGGCTTCGAAATCCATTTCAGGAATGGCGAAGTCCTGGTTCTTGGAGGCGATGCTCAATTTGGTCGAGACGCAATTGTAGAGCCGCAGCGACCATTGGGCGCCGGAGACGTTGGGATTGGTCTGGTAGAAATCGATCTGGAAGGTCGGCGCGATGCCCATCAGCTTGTTGGCCAGCACGGCGCGCGAACCGCTGCCGGAACTCGTCTGCGTGTAGGAATAGGAGACCAGAAGAGCTTTGCCGGAATCGCCGGAACTGAAGGTGTAGACGCCGGCGGAAACGCTGTACTGACCGGTCGCGGGCGTCGAGGCGACTTCTGTAAGCGGCAGGCCGCTCGCCGCGTAGACCACGCCGAGATTGGCGTCGAAGGCGAAGGCGTTGGCGACCGTGCATGTGTAGGGCGAGGAGGACGCGACGGCGTTCGCCTCGTTATAGGCCCAGAGTTTTTGGCCGGCATTCAGCGTCTGGCCAAAGAAGCAGGCGTTGTAGAGCGGGCCGTCGATATTGGCGAATTTCGCCTTGCCCGTGATCTTGCCCTCGCCGCGGGCGAAGGCGATCGGAAACTGGTATTGGCCAAACAGCTGTTTCGAGGAAAAGCTGAAATCGAGCGAAACGTCCTGGAGCGCGCCGAACTGCACCGGCGTCGCATTGGCGCCGGACGGCGTGGCGATGAGAACGCCCGAGCCGAAAGCGACGGAAGTTGTGTTCGACATGGATCATGGCTCCTTGTGATTCGGGAAGGAATTGCGACTGGAATTGAGGCCGGCGCGGATGGGTGCGTTGACGAGATGGCGGCTGACGCGAAACTCCCCCTCACCCCCACCCTCTCCGCGCACGCGGGGAGAGGGAGCTGGTCGAGGCGAACGGCAAACGTGGAGCGCTTTGCGGGAGACGCGATTGAGCGCGTCAGGGCGCGAGGATTTTTATGGGCACGAGGGCGAGGCCCTGGCCGTCGAGGTCGCCGGGGTCCTTCACGATGCGGCCCTCGATGCGGCAGTGCTGGACCAGGCCGCCGAGAGTCTGGCGGTCGGCGCCGGGCGGCGGCGCGAGGACGGCGGTGAGCGCGTCGAGCGCGATGTTGAGGTCGCGCGCGGGAATGGCGTCCGGATCGCGGCCCGCCGAAATGTAGATGAACAGATCGACGTTGAGCGTGGTCTTGCCGGGCAGGGTTTCCGAGGCGAAGGCCGTCGTTTCGCTGTGTTCGGTGACGAACAGGGCGGGCTGGTCGGCGCTGGCGACATCGCTCCACAATTTGAGACGGCGCGACAGCGTCGCCCACGTGTCGCATGCGTTGATCGAGGCCGAAAACCGGACTTGCGCCAGTTGCGCGCAGAGCGCGTCGATGATGGTTTCGCGCGCGTTCATGGGCTGTCCTTTGTTCGCTGCGCGGCCTTTGCCAGAATTTCGCCGAGCGCTTGCTGGATGTCGTCGCCGCGATCCTCTAGCGCGGAGCGCATGTAGGAGCGTTCCGGGATTTGCGATCCCGGATGCTGGACGCGGCGCGCGAACACCTGCTTGCCGCCGAACATGAAGGCCAGCGCCGTCGCCTTGTCCGGGACGATTTCATGGGCGGCGGTCTTGCCGCCATATTCCTGGATCGCGTCATAGGGCGCGCTGCCGTCGGTCGCGATCTCGACGTTGAAGGCGGACTCCTGATCGTCCCGGCGCAGCTCTATGGAATTGCGCAGGGCGCCGGTGCGGGCGTTGAGCACGCCGCCGCTCAGGTTGACGCCGACGATCTGCGCGAGGATTTCCTGCGCCAGCGCATCGATCTTTTCGGCGAGCGCCGCGCGCAGGTCGTCGGGCAGCGCGGCGAGACGGGCGGAGAGTTCGTCGGCGCCTTCGAGGCTGAGTTTCAGCATGTCAGTTCGAGATGATGCGGACGAAGCTGCGCAGGCTTTGCTGCACGTAATCCGGCATGGCGGCGATGCGATAGGCGCCCGTTTCCTGGCCGCCGAGACTTTTCGAGGTCATGCCGATGCGATCGCGGTAGCGGTAGCGGTCGGCGGCCCATTCAAGCGCGCACGAGGCGAGATCGTTTGGGGCGTAGCCATAGTTCAACAGCACCTGCGCGCCGGCGTCGGCTGGAGCGAAGGCATAATCGCCGAATGGATCCGCCGCATATTGGCCCTGCGCGGGATTGGCGGCGACTGGCGTGAGCGGGACGCCCGACGCGGCGTAGGAGACCCCGCAATCGACCGCGAAGGGGCCGTAGGGCTGTGCGGCGGCGAGCCGGTAGGGTGAAGCGGCCGGGACGGTTTGCGGCTCGTTGCTGACTTGATAGCCAGCGCGATAGGCGATGGCGACGTTCTGCCAGCCACGGGGAAAGACACCGTCGCGCAGCATGATCATCTGCATGGCGCCGGGCGGCTCGTCGTCGCCGGGTTCGAGCAGCCAGCCGAAGCTGTGGCCGTCGGTCGAGGCCGGGATGGGACGGCCCTCGATGGTCACCGAGGCGATGGAGACGACGGGCCAGTTGCGCAACTGGATGCGGTTGCGGCCGTTGCCGTCGAACAGGTCGGTCACGTCGCGCGGCCAGAGGAACGCGCGATTGAGATAGGTGCAGATCGCCCGGCTGATCTGGCCGATCATGCTGGACAAAAGAATGTCGTCGGCGCTGGACTGGACGCCGAGATGGGCTTTCAGCGCATCCAGGGAAACGAGGTCGCCGCGCGCCATGGTCAATCCGCCTTCCTTTTGTTCTTCGCGCGCTGCGTCGTGGAGTCGGGGTCGGGCTGTGGCGCGGGGACGCAGCCGTGGGTGAGCAGATCGCTTGCGAGATGATCCGCCGCTTCGAAACGGCCTTGGGCGTCGGGGATGATGTCCTCGCCCGCGCAGGACAGCGCGGCGACGCCGGGAGGAGCCTGAAATTTCATGGGTCGATCCGTGTGAAGGGCGGGGGCGTGGACCGCCCTCGCCCTTCGAGACGCCTGCCAAGGCAGGCTCCTCAGGGTGAGGGCCACTGGAGATGGCGGCGGCGTTTGAGACTCAGCCGTTGCCGATGTTGGTGATCACCGACATGGATGGCGGAAAATAGTGCTGCAACACCTCGTCGGCATAGACGCCATATTCGTAGCGCCGGGCGCGCAGAGGCCATTCGATCTGGTAGTAATCCTGGCGGGTGCGCATCTGGATGACATTGCCCACATTGGCCAGCGGATAAGGCAGCTTGCGGGTCAGGAACAGCATGGTGCCCGCGGGCATGTTGGGATGGACCTTGATGTCGAGCGACTTGGGGCCGGCCATCGAATATTTGTTCTTGTAGGTGGTGGCCATCACGCCGCCGGCGAAAGCCTGGTTGGTCGCGTCGAAGATGAAGCGCTGCGCCGCGTTGGAGCCGGCGGAGAGCACCTTCTTGGAGATGTTCATCGCCTCCTGCGAGGAGACCCAGACCTCGTCCGGCGACAGCCGGTAAATGTCCCAGTTGGTCTTCAGCACATTCTCGATTTCGACGATGCCGCCGGCGCCGTCCGCTGTCAGCGGCGTGCCGGTTCCGGCGACGCCATTGGGTTGCGTGACGATCAGCGAGCCGGAGCCGGAAGCGAAGGCCTGAGTCAGCAGGCCATCGAAGGCCAGCGCGTTCGAGGAAAAATCGGCGGCGGGGAGCGAGGCCGCCGTCTGCGTTCCCGTCGCTGAGGCGGCGATGACCAGGGAGTTGATCGTGGTGATCGCGCCGAGAACTTCCGACCCGGCCGCGCCCCAGAACCAGGCGTAGCCGGGCGCGCCGCGACTGGCGGCGACGCTGGCGGTGACGCTGCCCGAAGGCCCGGTGACGCTGACGGTGGCGTTGGCGGATTTCTGCGCCGCGCCGCCGCCGAAGGAATCGGACGAGCCATCGGCATTGGTGCGCGTGATCTGCGCCTGGATGCCGTTCGCCACCGAGGCGTTCATGAGACCGTCGAGCGAAAGGGCGACGGCGATCACCGACAAGGTTCCCGTGGCGAGCGCGCCGCCGCTGCTCGAAGCCGCGAGCGTCGGGGTGGCGGTGGCGCCGAGGGCGAGCGAGGCGTTGCCGCCGAGGATCATCGCCTCTTCGCCGATCATCAGGGCTTCGAGGCCGGTCTGGGCGGCGAGCGCGCGCAGGTCGTCGAAACCCTGGCCGGCGTATTGCGCCTCGAAATCCACGCTGGTTTCGATGCCCAGCCCCTTGTAGTTGGCGATGTAGTCCTTGGTGGTCATGGCCGCGACGCCGCCGCGGTTGCCGCCGGACACGCCGATGCGCAGGCCGGACGAATTGACGGCGGTGATGGCGCGCCAGGCGGCCTGCACGCCGCCCTTGCCGGAGACGCGCGGGATCGAATTGCGCAACGGCGTCAGCACCGGGAACAGCAGTCTGGCGCCGGGCTCGAGGTCGTAATAGGTGAGGCCGGAGGTGGCCGAGGCGCTCTCGGCGAAGGTGGACTTCTCCAGACTGGCGAAGCGCGGGTCGTTCAGCGGAGTCATCTGCGACTTGCGGATCGCTTCCTTCAATTCGAGCGCGTTCTGAACAGCGGTCATGGACTTGCTTTCTCTGTTGCGAATGTTTGGTTTTTTCAGGCGAGACGCTTCGGCTGGGACTGGGCCGCCTTGATGAGGACGAGCGAGGCCTTTTCCGGCGACAGGCGCGCGAGGTCCGCCGCGAGCGCGTCGAGGCCTGACGCCGTGGATTTGGAGACGGCGGCCGTGCCGGGCGCCATCGGCGGTGGGACAGGGGTGCGCTCCAGCGCTTCGACGCGCGCGGTCAGCTCCGTGAGTTTGGGCCGCAGCTCAGCGGCGAGCTTGCGCAGGGCTTCGGTTTCGAGGCCGAGTTTTTCCAGGCGGGGATCGGCGGCGGCGATTTTCTGCGCCGGGCGCGGCTGCATCGCGGCGACGACCTCGGTTTTCAGACGCGAGAGCAGGGCTGTGAGGCCGTGGTCGTGGATGGGATCGGCATTGACGTCGTGTTCGACGGCGTCGAAGAAATCGCCGATGATTTCGGCGGCGGGCGCGTCGTTCTCGATATTGCCGTGCAGCCAATCGCGGACGGCTGTCGTGGATTTTTGCGCGAAGGCGCGGGTTTCGCTGGCGCCGTCGGCCTTGATCAGTTCGAAGCTGGCTTCGGGCAGGCAGGGCAGATCGACCAGCGAGATTTCGCTGGGCCTCGCCGTGTAGCGGATGAGGTCGCAATTTTCAGGATCGGGCCAGCGCTTGACATAGGCGCCGCCCTGGGAAAAGCCGGTGTAGACGCCCTCTTCGACCTTGCGCCATTCGTCGTCGTCGATGATTTTCGCCGCGATCTCGATGCGCTTCTCCTCGTCGTTGAAGGCGATCGACGCGATCTTGCCGGCGGCCACGGCGCCGTGCATCGCCCTGATGTTGCCGAGGCTGCGGCCGGCGGTGGCCTTGGCGAAGCTTTTCGACCAGGCCTGGTAATGAGGCTTGGTGCTGGCGTAGTCGCAGATTTCGCCGGCGCGATCGGGCGCCTCGGCGGTCGCGTAGCCGTAGACCAGACGCTGGGCGGCGTCGGCCTTGCGCAGGGGGATGAACATTTGCAATCGATCCGACACGTGAGGCGGGCTCCTTTGGCTATCGCCGCGCCTTTGACGAGGCCGGCCAATTTTCCTAAACGATGGGTGGCCGCCGCTTGCCGGCGGCGCCACGGGATGGGACGATGGAATTCTGGAGCGACAAGGCGAGGGGCTTGAGCCCCTACACTCCCGGCGAACAGCCGCGCATAACGGGGCTAGTGAAGCTCAACACCAATGAATCGCCGTTGCCGCCCTCGCCGCGCGCGATCGCCGCCATGCGCGAGGCGGCGGGGGATGCGCTGCGGCTTTATCCCGATCCGGAGTCAGTGGCTTTGCGCGCGACGCTGGCGCGCTATCATGGGGTGGCGCCGGAGAATGTGTTCGTCGGCAACAGTTCCGACGAGGTTTTGGCGCATGTGTTCGTCGCGCTGTTGAAGCACGACCGTCCCTTGCTGGCGCCCGACGTGACCTATTCGTTCTATCCGGTGTGGGCCAAGCTTTACGACATCGCCTATGAGACGGCGGCGCTCGATGAGGGGATGCGGATTCGGGTCGCCGATTTCTGCCGCAATTCGGCGGGGGCCATTGTGTTGGCCAATCCCAACGCGCCCACCGGCATCGCGCTCACGCGCGCCGAAATCGAACGGCTCGTCGGCGCCAATGGCGCTATACCCGTGGTGGTGGACGAGGCTTATGTCGATTTCGGGGGGGAGACGGCCATTCCGCTGATCGCGGAATTCAAGAATCTTCTGGTGGTCAGGACGTTTTCGAAATCGCGGGCGCTGGCGGGGTTGCGGGTCGGTTATGCCGTGGGGGACGCCGGGTTGATCGAGGCTTTGTCGCGGGTGAAGAATTGCTTCAATTCCTATCCGGTGGGGCGCGTCGCCGAGGCCGGGGCGATCGCTTCGGTGGAGGATGAGGATTACTTTCAGGCCGGGTTGACGGCGATCGTGGCCGAGCGCGCGCGGATGACTGCGGGTTTGGCGGGCTTGGGGTTTGAGGTGTTGCCGTCAGCAGCGAATTTTGTGTTCGCGCGGCATGGGTCGGTTGGCGGCGCGGAACTGGCGCAGGCTTTGCGCGAGCGGGCGGTGCTGGTGCGGCGGTTTGATGCGCCGCGTATCGCGGATTATCTGCGCATCACCGTGGGGACGGCGGAGCAGACGGATCGGTTGATCGGGGCCTTAAAGGCCATTCTCGCCTGAAAGTTCTGCGAGCGGTTGGGCGCCCTGCCCCGTCGTGACAAGCAGCCTGTCGGCCATCGGGTCGTTGGGCAGGGTTTCGCCCATGATCTGGGCGGCGCGGCGGCGGGTCATCATGCCGGAATTGACCAAAGCCACGAGGTTTTCGCGCTGTACCGTGGGATCGACCGCCGCCTCGTTGCGCCAGGCGAATTCGAGGTTTTGCGCGCCGAGCTGCGTGATGATGCTGTCGCAAAGGCGCTTGATCCAGGCGAGGATGGGTTGCAGGCCCTCCTCATTGGACATCTGACTCTGGGTCTCGCTGGTCGAGCGGTTCATCTGGTTGATGAAGGGCTGCGGCGAAACCGAAAAGGCGAAGCAGACGACGCGGGCGATCCATTCGTCGAAGGCGCTTTTCAGCTCCGGCTCTTTCGTCTGGATGAAAGTCTTGGCGACGCCGCCGGGGACGAATTTGGCGCGGCGGCGGCGGGCGAGGTCGCCGTCGAAATAGAGGTCCCAATAGTCCTGGAAATTCTTGATCTGGTCGGGGGTCCAGCTGTCGGGGACGCCGATCAGGCTCTCGGGGATATTGCCCTCGGTGTAGTAATTGAGCTGGTGGAGCTGGCGCTTGATCCCGATGTTGACCGTGGCGATGATCTGTTCGACCGGCGAAAAACCGTAGGCGCGGGCGCTGCGCGGGTTGCGCGGACGGTAGAGGATGTCGCGCTCGGTGTAATCGACCGCCGGCAGGCCTTTCAGAATCTGCTGGTAGGCGACCGGATAGATTGTCGCGCCGTCTTGCGCGAAGGGGCGCGGGGTGCGGCCCCAGAAGTCGAGCACCGGCTTGATGGTGGCGCCGTCGAGCGGGTGCAGCCGCAAAAGATTGCCGGCGCGGTCGCGCTCGCACCACAGCGCGGGGGCGTCGATGACAAACAAATCTTCGAGCACCATGCGCAGCCAGGCGCTCCAGTCGTGGGCGCCGTCCGGGCTTTCCAGGAATTTTTCGACGCGGGCGATGTCGGCGGGGTCGGCTTCGCGGCCGGGTTTGGGCCGAACCGTCCAGGTCATCCGCTCGACCTGGTCCTTGCGCGTCTCGATGACGAGGCGCAACAGGTCGTAGGAATCGGCCAGCGCGCGGAGGTCGGCGAAGGAAATCTGTTCATAACCACGGGCGCGCGTGGAAAGGTTGTAGCCGGCGGGGAAATCCCACTGGCGGCCGGCGACGTCGTTTGGGGCGCCGGGTTGAATGGGGTTTGACGGACCGAACCAGTCGTCGGGCGCGCGCGCGGCGGTGGAGCGGGCGGAAAATTCCGCAGGCGAAAGGGACCAGCGTGGTAGGCCCGCGCCGCGTTCGGTCATGGGAGACTCCGGCTATTGGGATTTGTGGAAAGACTTCGTTGCCTGAAGCTACGAACTTCGCGTACCAGCCTAGCCATGCTCCAGAGCGCCCGACGGTACAATTGCAGATTTAATCACGTTTTTCCAATACCTTATATGAAGTACGTAATTAAAAAATTTAATTCGGCGATAAACTTGCAACGGTTAAGAGTAAGTTAACGTGAGAATATGTAGCGTCGCGTAGGCATCGCTTGACAGCAACCCAGACCTGTGCGATACACAAAAAGGAGCCTCACCAGCGGTGAGACTCCTTCGATGTAGGGACCGATCGGTCTAAACTTTAGTTGCCGACCATGGCGTCGGCGGCGTAGACGGAGAGATGGCTCGAGTGGCTTAAGGCACCGCAATTAGACTGCGGCACAGGTGGTTGCACACCTGTCGGGGGTTCAAATCCCCCTCTCTCCGCCATTCATGACGTGGGACTGAACCTGTGAAACTTTTAGAAAAGCATGGCGCCTTTGTCAAGGATCAAATCTTCTTGCAGCAAAAGCTCGCGAACCGATATCGCGACACGGTTTGGCGTAGTCAGAAGCATTTGGACAATGCCAGCCATTTGGAAACACTCTTGCAAGACTTGGAAGTTGTGGACGAGCGATTGAGCTCCACGCGTGAATTGAATGAAGGAAACGTGAGCGTCGTTAGCGCGGGAATCGTTATGCGACCCGATGATATCAACGACCTTCCTCCAGAACTTATGTCTGAATTAAGCTTGTCTGAAACGGACCGGTTGGAGTTCGACATTCTTGAAATCATTCGCTCTGCGGGCGGTTTTTTACCGCTTGATAAAATCCTGATAGGGCTCTTCCGAAGAACGGGTAAGGTTCATAAGCGGCCAGCTCTCACCTCGCGCCTTTACAGAATGGTTCAGCGAGAACGTCTTCATAATGTGCCCGGATACAAAGGTGTCTACTCGGTTCGAGCAATGAGCCAAGAAGATGTAAACTCAGTAATTGGGTTCGAACACATTGGCGCTGCTCTAGAGGAAGCTTTTCAGGATCAAACAGAGTCATAAAACAACACAAATTCGCCTGGGACCCGACGCTAGCCTGATCTTCTTGGTGTTGCGACGCTTAGTGTCTTGTAAAACTCGAAAATGCCGCCGCCGCTTTCTTGGGCGAGCGCCAGCGCCGTCACCGCCCAGACCAGCGCGTCCACGCGGTCGGGGGAATAGCCGGCGCGCGACCGGTCGAAGTCGGGCGTCATCGCGCACATCTGGTCTTCGAGCCTGGCGAAGATTCCGCGATGCTTGACGCGGCCCTGTTCGTAAAGCGCGGCGACCGGCTCGGCGCGGGCGAATTTGCCGCGTGAGGCGCGCACCGCGCGGTAGGGGATGTTGGCGTCGATCTGGCGCAGCAAAGTCTCGATCATCTCGCCGCCGTTGTTGACTTCCGCCACGATGCAATCGGCTTCAAACTGTTTGTGCGCCTCGATGGCGCGGGTCGCCCAGCGCAGCGGGGTTTCGCCCTGGCGGGAGAGGTCGGCGAGAATATGGACGCGGCCGGTCTCGTCGAGACCCGCCGCGATCATTCCGCATTCGTCGGCGTTGTCTCCTGACGTGGCGGGCGGATCGACGGCGATCACGATGCGGGTGAGCTTGGGGGGCGCCGCGCCGCCTTGCGCCTGTTCGAGCAGGGCGCGGGTCCAGAGCGCGCCGGGGGCGTCGAGCAGCATTTCGGCATGCAGCTCCTGGCGGCCGAGGCGCGTGCCCTCGTATTTGCGGACCACGCGGCGCAGAAAATTTTCGGCGAGATTGCCGATGTTTTCGTAAGTGGAATGGCGGGTCGAATAGGTCAGCGGGTCGGCGATGAGATCGCGCATCAGTTTGGTCGGGCGCGGCGTGGTGGTGAGGAGCGCCTGAGGCTTTTTGCCCAGGCGCAGGCCGAACACGGCCTGATCCCAGGAGTCCGGATAGCGCCAGGCCGCGATCTCGTCGCACCACAGTTTTTCGTGCTGCTTGCCGCGCAGGCGCTCGGGCTCTTCCGCCGAGAACAGCAGGCTTTTGGCGCCGTTGGGCCAGTCCAGCCGGCGTCTGTGCGCGACGTAGCGAGGGCGTTCGTCGCGCGGGCAGGTCGCCAGCACGCCGGATTCGCCCTCTACCATTACGTCGCGCACATCATCGGCGGTCGCGCCGATCAGGTTGACCAAAGCGAAATCGCGCGCCCATTGGCGCACGGTTTCCGCCCCGGTTCTCGTCTTGCCCCAGCCGCGACCGGCGAGCGGCAGCCAGTAGACCCAGTCGCCCTCGGGGATCAACTGGTCGGGACGCGCCCAGAACGGCCACAGCGTCTTCAGCGATTCCAGCTCGTCCGCGTCGAGGCGGGAAAAGAAGCTGGCGCGCGCGCGGGGGGAGAGACGCGCCAGCTCGCGCGCATGCGTTGGGAGGGGACGCATGGCGCAAACTCAGGATTTCGGCGTTTTGTCGGGCTGCGGCGGCTGGCCGCGCGCGAGCTGCTCCAATTTGACGATGAGGGATTGGCGGGCCTCGTCGAGCGAGGCGCCGGCTTCGGCGGCGGAGTCGAGGCCAAGCAGCTTGGCGCGGCGGTCGATGATCGCCAGCACGCGCTGGGCGGAGGCGGCGTCGCCCTTCATCGCCTGCTTGTAATGGGCGGTTTGCAGTTGATCGAGACGCATCAGCTCAAGCTGGCGCAGGTCGGTGGCCGGCGGGTTGGGGCTGGAGCGCAGGGCCTTGGCGACGATGGCGTAAATGCGGCTGACCGACACGCGCTTGAAGCCGGCCTCGGGCAGTTTCCGGGCGATCTCTTGGAAAGTGAGGCCGTGCAGCCGCATGTTGAGGATGGCGAGGTCGCGGTTGACGCGATCGAGGGGCCGCTCTTCGGCCTTCGCCTGTTCGCTCGCGGCTTGGCGGCGGGTCCGAAGAGGGCTTTTCTGTTTTTCGCGCGGAGCCGAAGCCATTTGTTATTCCGTTGTTCTGGCCGCCGGGTCGTGACCTCCGGCAAAACAAAACCCGGCTCGCTTCGTCGCAGAGACGAAACGCCGCCGGGCGCAAATGTTCAACATGGATATTTGTAGCGGAAGTCGGTCGACCCGTCAATGGGCAAAATGGGTTTTTTTGGGATATTGCCCATTATCTTGAGGGTTGAGCCCGTCAAGGGGGGGCCCCCCCACCCCCCACCCCCCGCCGGCGGCGGGGGGGGGGGCGCG